AGTTGGATATAAAGCTACTACACCACGAGAGCCTTGAGCTTTCGTAGGATCAATCTCAGGCCGCCAATTAATACATTCTTGGGCATCCTGATAAATTGAGGGCGCTTCGTAACTTGCCCCAACAAATCCAAAATCTGGCATTTTTTACCTTATCTAAAGAAACCGCCACTCAAAATCCAGCCCGCATCTTTTTGTCTGCTTGCAAGCATTGCATCTGCAAATCGTGCTGATTGCACAGGTTTCATGTTTGTTCGTTTGATAGTCGCTTTAGCTTGCGCTGCGTAAGCATTAATCATTGTTATTTGAGTCTGTGATGCTTTGCCATACATAGGCATTAAACGCTCTGCTAAACACCATCTTAAAGCCATTGTATAGCCCTGTGGCAGAATAATGGGGTCTTGCAAACTGACATAACCTTGAAAAAGATTATCCGTAAAAATGTGCATTTCACCTTGAGATGGATTAGGCCATACATAGATGTTTCCTAATGATTCTGAAGGCTGATAATAAAGAGCTTTTGGCCAAGGGCCGTTCAAAGTCTTTAAACCAATCATTTCGTATTCTTCTACCGCCAAAACAGCAATAGGATAATCTAAACCACCATTGACGATAGGTACGCCATTAGAGTTTGTATTGATGCGAACAAACGCAGAATCAATGCTTAATGGGCGCTGATAGTAAAGATTTAATGTTGTAGAGCTAACATTTTGATAAATGTTGACTGTATATGTGCCAGCTTCGTTTACGTTGTTGCCAGCGCCTGTGAGCATACCGACAATCTTTGTGCCTGTAACAATGCCAGAGCCACTAATGGTTTGACCTACGTTAACTGCGCCTGAACTAATACCTGTAATTGTTAATACATTACCTTGAATTGAACCTGTAACTATTGCGCCAATTTGACCGCCTGGCCCAATTGTGTATTGAGTTTGTCCTGCTGTAATAGGAAATACAATCTCGTTCTTGTAATAGACCATCATCTCCTCATTGCTCCATTGATCAACGAGATCATTGAGCATATCAAAAGCATCTTGAGCAGCTTCAGGAGTTGGAGTTTCGCCAGCTTCTAATGCTCCGATGTCTTTTAATGCACGAGAAATAATGTCTAAAGGGGTTGTCATTTTATATTCCTACTTTGAATACTTGGGGTTGCCAAGGTGGGATAACTTTATTTTCTAATGATTCTAATTGTTCTTTTAAACGAGCAGTAATGTGGCATTGACCATCTTTTATTGCTTCGTTTTGTATCCAATTTGATACATTTTCTTCTGTAACTTGATCAAATGGAATATTTGCTACAGGGCAGTCAAAATACCAATTACCTTCAGTTTCTACTGATTTATCGTCTTGCGTAGCTGTGACGTGATAACGAGCATGAGTAATCACGCCATCTTTAGCAGAAACTTCTAGGATTTTCCAAGTAAACATTATTTGATTGCGTTCTCAAATGGGGTTAAATCGTTAGAACCGTAATAATCAGCACCTTTAGAAATTTGTAACTCTAAATGTGCTTTGTTGCGAGCAACACAATCAGCCCAATCTGCATCAGTCATTTCTGTTGGTTTTCCAGCCTCTAAAAGCGCTACAGAATCCATAGCTGCTTTATAGTCTTGTGCTACTTGTTGTTCGTGAGTTAATTCCATTATTTAGCCTCTAAAGTTGCAATGCGTTTACGGAGAGATTGAATTTCTTTAAGCATCATTGGCACTAATTTGCTGTAATCAACACCCATCATTTCATCAGGGTTTGATGGTTGATGAACTGCATCAGGAGCTACAGTAACTAATTCTTGTGCAATAAAACCATATTTAACTGTTGATTTGTCAGAAATATAATCAAAGCTACGAACCTGAATTGCATCAATATCGCTAGAAGCATCAGGAGCATCAATAATATTTTCTTTAATTCTTCTATCTGAAGTTAAATTGTAAAGGACGGCAGTAGTTCCTGATTGAGTAATAGAGCCAATTGCCCCTCCGTTATACCAAAAATTTGCAAATGCTGAACCTGATGCAGTTCCTGTAATATGCCCAACATTTAGATATGATGCTGCTGAATTTCCTAAAACAGAAAATCCTCCTGATATAGAACCTCCTGTGCTTATTGCTCCAGCAGTAATAAAATTACCTGAAGAATCAAACACACCCCTAGGATTACCATCACCATCAGATAACACAATATAGTTACTTGCTGTACGGATGTCTAGACCGCCTTGGTTGCCTGAATAGCCACCAAGAATAGTATGTTTTAATCCTGTTGTTACAGCAGAACCAGCACCAGCACCAATAAAGGTATTTGAATTTCCTATAGTTGCAGCTTGACCAGCATAATCGCCAACAAAAGTGCAATAAGAAGCTGTGCTTGTATATCCAGCAGCACGACCAATTAACACATTTTGAGTACCTGTAGTATTACTATACCCAGCTTGATAACCTACTGCGGTGTTATTTGAAGCGGTGGTGTTTGAAATAAGCGATTGGTCACCAATAGAAGTGTTATAGCTTCCTGTGGTGTTTGCAAATAAAGCACCAACACCTAAACCAGTATTTGATGCGCCTGTAGTATTAACATATAGACTGTATGCGCCAGCACCTAAATTTCTGCTGCCACTTGTATTTACGGCTAAAGCAGAAAAACCTAAAGCAGTATTTGTACTTACACTACCACCACCCTTACCAACAGTAAGACCTGATATAGAAGCATCTAAAGTGCCTGTAATAGTTGTAAATTTACCTGTGCTTGGGGTTGTGCCACCAATAGCAGGTGGGGAAGCTAAATAAGTGCTAAATCCTGTGCCTGATACTGTTGAGCTTGCAGAAAGAGTAGTAAAAGCACCTGTATTGGCTGTTCCTGAGCCGATTGCGCCAGGAGTATTGTAAGCACTAGCAGCAAGCATAGTGTTTGTAACTGTGCCTGTATCGCCTGTAGTTACAAGATTACCGTTTACTGCTGGTACGTTTAGCGAAAAGTTTGTAGATGGATTAGGGCCAACTAAGGCTACTTGGCCGCCTGCTGTTGCTTGAAAGACTAATTGACCCATGATTTATTCCTATGGTGCTATATAAATGGTTGAGGCGGTTAAAGCGCCTGTTGATGGATGATATTTTAACTTGGTTGAGCTTGTTTTTAAACCAGTATTGCCTGATGATGCGCTTACAAAAGTGACGTAGTAATCGCTATTTGTAGTCGTATCGTCTGTAATTGCTACGTTTGTTGCGTTTGTAGCTGTCGTTGCAGTTGTCGCTGTTGCTGCGTTGCCGCTAATTGAAGCTGTTACTGTATTAGCAAAAGTCCATACTCCTGCGCTTGAAACGCTTGCATTATCTGCGCCACCATTTGTTACAAAACGAATAGCGTTTGCTGTTACTGTGCCGATTACTAAATCAACGCTTGCAGATGAGAAATACACAACATTAGGGGCGTTTAAACTAGATGTGCCAATAGTGCCTGTCCAGCCACTACTGTTCATGCCAAAATCACCGTAATATGTAGTATTTGTGCCTAAATTGTTAGAAACAACGTAATCAGACGATGCGCTAGAGCCTGAGCTTGTGTTTTGTAGAACGATCTGATTGTAATTATTAACGCTAGAAGTGTAAGAAGCAAAAATATTAACGTCTGAGTATGACAATGTGCCATAGCTAAATGCGCCTGCACTTAAAGATCCTGTAATTGCTTCTGTTGCTATGTATGCGCCACCGCTAAATGCTGTTGATGTAAAAACCCCTGTAGAAGGGTTATATTGCAGCTTAGTAGAGCTTGTATATTCTGTTGATAAGTTTCCACTTGTTTGATTTGCAAACAAAGGATAACGAGTGCCATTTGTAGTGGTGTCATCAGTTACAGTCGCATAAGAAGTAGGAGTTGTCCAAGTAGGAGTTCCTGTGCCTGCTGAAGTCAGAACTTGACCTGTTGTGCCTGCTGCTGTGAAACTTGTCGTATTTGCGGCTGACTGCCAAGGAATTGCCCCTGCTACGCCACCAGCTAGATTTGTAGATGTTGTCGCTGTTGAAGCTGATCCTACAGATAAAGTTGATTGAGCTACATATTGCGGTGCAGTAGAGCCAGCAGTCAATACATAACCTAATGTTCCTAATGCTAAAGAAGTCGTTG